GCTATCTATGCTGAAGAGCTCAGGCAAGCACATAATGACAATCGTATTAGACGACTTCCTATTGATCCATCGTTACCACTTAACACAGCTTGGGACTTAGGACATCGAGATCCTACAAGTATATGGTTCTGGCAAGCTGTCTATGGTGAGATTAGGCTAGTTGGATACTATGAAAACACCTTAAAGAAGCTTTCACACTACATCCAGGAAGTTTTAAAGTTCGCACTAAAAACAGGGACAAGTGTAGAACTGGGCAGACATCTAGGGCCGCATGACTGTGAGGCTATGAGACTCGGGCAGAATGAAACTGTACAGCAACAGTGTAGGGATGCAGGAATAAGAATGACCAAAACAGAAATAGACAGCTTGCCAGAACCATATACTTGTAGGATCTCGATGTCCTAAGTCCCAAGCTGTGTTAAGTGGTAACGATGGATCAATAGGAAGTCGTCTAATACGATTGTCATTATGTGCTTGCCTGAGCTCTTCAGCATAGATAGCACCTGGAATTTGAGCATCGAATGAACAGTAATACTCTTGCTGTATCATTTCTTCACCCATTCCCTCTTCGCGTTCTTCTTGAATGATTTTTCCACTGATTACCGGAGTTCCATCATCTCTTTTAGTGTCATTAACGGTTAAAAGTTCACAAAACCATGATGGATTATTCTTTGCCATCTTATAAAGTGTGTACCCGTGATTCTTGCCTCTCGATGTAAAGATAAATATAGCCCATCCACCATTTTCAGCAAGCATAGGTCTTATATAGTTCCAAGCATTAGGGTCGCACAAAGCCCACTCAGAGAAAACAACACCTACGGGGTTAGAGCCTACTAATGAATCATAGTTATCTGATCCACATAACTGCCAAGTTGCACCACTAGCAACTTCTATCATCATTTCAGTACCGTCTGTACGGGTTCTGATTGCTTCAGGGAATACTTGTGAGAGTATCTTTCTGCCTTGTCCATCAATACCATTCCAGATAGCTTTACGGGCCTGTCTTTGCTTGGGGAATAAATGCCAGTAGTTACCGACTCGGGAGAACATTTCTTTAGCTGTGAAGTTTAAAACGCTTGAATCCTTGCCTGCTCTACGGTGCCATACCATGCAAGCACGTTTTTTACCTCCGTCCATGGCTTGAAAGAATGGTAGTTGATGGGGTCTTGGTTCCCAATCGTTTGGGATTGATATTTCAGTCATTTTTTATCTTTATCTGCAAAGCTTTTAACTATTACTGTTAATGAGCCATCAGTCACAATTTCGTGTTTGTCTCGCCATTGGGCTGGTTGTCTGTTTTTAAGCCAGAATATTAATGCTGTTGGGTCTGGTGGGTAGTGCTTAACAACATCATGAGTAAATATTTCGCCATCTTTAAAGAATACTTTTGTTTCAATATGCTCATATCCCATAGCACGTTCATACAAACTGCGCTCAACATTGGTGTCTTTTTCTTGTTTAGCATCTTTTATGGTGTGAAAAAACTCTGGATGTGATTTCTTCCAGTTCTCAATAGTTCTACGAGTTACTTTAAAAAATTTAGCTAATACTTTATCTGTTGCACCAAGTAAGCATAGTTGTTTAGCTTGTTCTGCTGTTTTACCACAATATCGGGTTTTCCTTCCAATCTTAATGCCCTTGGCCTTGTTAGCGGCTTTCTGTTTTGCTGTGAGTTTCTTGGTCATTTGATTCTTCGCATATCATTTCAACAGGCTTTAGCTTGTTATCATCGGTTAGTATGTAAATACCTAGATCAGTGCAAACTACAATCTTATCGCAATATTGAGCCACTGATATAAGATTTTCATTTGCTTCGAAAGTTTTTATATGTTTGAGTTCTGGCATGATTTAATCTCCTGTAATAGTTATTTGCTGAGTAGACTTCGCTTCTTCCTGGATAGGACAACCTTTTTAGTTTGTCTGGCTTTCTTTTCCAGGTTTTTTCTCTTTTCAGATTCGGTATGGCTAGGCATGATTATATTTCCTTTGGTGGTGTCCATCCAAGTTTAATTAGTTCTTCCCTCACAAGACGATCTTGAGTATCTATTAATTGACTGCTTACTTGGCCTAATATTTCAGTTCTACATGCTATTACGCCTTGATCATTTGAACAGACACCACATTTGAATACAATACTGTTTGTATTTGGTTTTAAATTTAACTTTGTAATATTACCCATTACTTACTCCGAAATATTCGATCAAAGTTATTCCTGAAGTTTTCCCTAGTTGATGGGGTGGACCTTCTTAAAATATCCCCTTTGCCTCCACCTAACTCATGGCTAAAGTGCTTCTTTCTGTCTCGCTTTGATAGTTTGTGGTGTTGAGTTGGAAAATTGGTTGCACTAGTCATTAGTCTAACCCTATCATTGTTGCTGTGGTACCTGTAAATAATACACGTTTAGGTTGCAGGGGTAGAACTTGACCTGCTGTTACTGCAAAGGTCACATTATTATCCTGAACGTCCCTTAAAGCAACATTGCCCGTTGTTTGAGCATATAACGCCCTAAATAGTGGTTGATCGGCTGAATCACTTGGCGTAATTGTTCGCCATCTGTTTGCTGTGTTAATTCTTGCTGAATTAGGAGGCGGCATAATTAAAATCCTATGTGTCCAATGCTGATTGATATCTTATCATGTAAAAAAGTAATTGCTGCTGCACCTGCTGCGAGTATACCACCATAAACGACCACCACTGATTGTCTGTCTGCTTGGCCTATGGTGCCATCTGGAGGCGGCAAAACAAGTGTAGGCACGCTAAAAGTTAGTGCTGAAGCCCTTTTTGCTGCTGTGTCGATAGCCATTAGATGAAGTCAAACTTTTTTAAAACTTGATCAACACCACTTATCCCTAAACCAATAGCCCTTGCTGCTTCTACTCGGTCAGTAATGATGGAGATCAAGGAGGCTTTGCGAGACTTGCTGATATTGGGGTGATGTAAGTCAATATAATAGCGTTCTGCAATTTTTAAATGAGAAAAAGCTAATTCTTCGCGACTTGTTAATGCTGCCCGTTTTCTTTCCAGTTCACTATCTCTGGCCAGTTTTAACTGAATCTTTAATTTTTCTTGTACTTTGATTGCTTCAGCTTTCTGGTTTTCACGTTCCAACTGCTCAGCTTTTAGGAGATCGCGAAGTTCTTTTTCTTTATCACCTTGTTCTGGCATTTTGCCTATGAAGTATCCAAAAGGTAGTTTCATGATAATTCACCTCTGATAAATGTTGTTGTGTCGTCCGATATAATCGCCGTGGCTATGGTTAGGGTGTCTGCATCGTTTCTGTAAATTAAAGTAGTTTCTGTTTGGGTTATTTTATTCCTATGAATAAGATTTTCAAACATTATAGCATCTTCATAGGTGGTTGCGGCAGCTGGTACTCCTGAACTTTCAGCATGGATATCGACGGACATAACATCAACCATTTCTGCATTGATTTCTGCTGCGTTTGGAACGAGTGCAAGATTTGCTGCTGTTGCGTAATTAGCTGAGACTAAAGTTCTAGCTATCATCTCTGCATTTGTTGGTCCGTCATAATCAGTTAATGCTGTGTCAACCTCTCCATTAATTGATGCAAGTGCTGTTGAGTTCCAGGTTATAGTTCCGTCTGATAGAGGAATTTTAGCTACTTTAGGTTGCATGTCTGCTGTATCGGTTAATGTTGCTGCTGTGTCTGATTTAATAGCTCCAAGTCCATCTGTTGCATTGGCTAGATCTATTGCTGCAGCTGATAACTCTAGAGAAAAGTGACCAACTACTTCACCAACTACTGACACACCGCCTACCGTTCCAACAGTTATAACCAGGTGATAATCTTTGCCTGACTCGAAGCTGTTGGCACCTGTGGCAACGATTGTTAATAAGTTTAAGCCTACGACAGAATCGTGGTCAACTCCTAGTGTTATCCCTGCTGTAATTTGAGTTGCGCTATTATCTTCATAAGCGGATACAACCGGGCTTCCTGATAGCACAGTAGGAATTCCAGTAGCAAAGGCTCTTGTAGTAAAGAGGATGTAAAAAGTATCGCCTACCGTTCTATCTCTGCTCATAATTTACGCGGCTAAACCGCCTCCAATTCCTGCTATTCCACCATGTCCAGCCAATCCACCATGATTAGCTAGACTACTCATAATTCTACCGCCTGCTACGGCTGGTTTTAATGAGATAGTAGCAGTATACCCTTCAGTTGTATTTTCTACTACTCTTGTTCCTGTCCATTCTCCTGATATAGCGGTGGGTGTGGCTACTATCTGATAAGCCGAGAAACTTTGTCTGTTAACAAACGATGTGCCCGGAGTAAGCGTTGTTACATCTGCCGGCGTGAATCCTGAAGGCTGTATACAGGTTATAATTTCGTCCTGCCCACAACCCCAAAATGTAATGACGAGTGCTCCATTATTCACAGTGGTTAATTCTGGCATGTTAGGAGAAGAATCATTAGTAGGTGTTAGGTAGTGCCCTGTAACTGGCGTAACATCATAAATACTACCAGTGTCAATCCCTCTAGATGTTATCATGTGTACCGACATAGGTAAATTGCCTTCGGTATGCGTGATATTAACCGTTCCTGCGCTAACATCTGCGGAGTTCACAACTTTAGTTAGGACAGTCCCCATTCTATCTTGACCAGATGCACTGGATTTTTGAGCGTTAGCATCCTCTTCCCATCCTGTCGGTACTTCTATTGATCCTTCATCATTAATCTTGAATACAAGTGCAGCCAACACATCGCCAACTGCTGTGCTGGGATGAAAAGCACATGCTAGACTATTTGTACTGGCGCTCTCACTAACTACTACTCCTATAAATGAAGCTGCCATTACAAAACCTTCTTACTAGCAATATTAGACAATTCACTCTCAATATCCTTTGAATTAACCGCTACAACAGCGAAATAATAAGTCGTGTTGGGAGTTAAATCTTTTATAACTAACTGAGTATCATCCACGCTAATCTCAGTTGATAAATCATTCTCGCTTAATCCGTATAAAACCTTAAATCCGGCTAAATCGGTTAATGGTGAGTTATCAGTATTTTGTGTTGGAGCCGTCCAGGTTAGTGTTACTTGGTTTGGGGCTGTCTGAGCCACCAAAAGGTTTTTAACTGTTATTGTTATATCAGGGCATACTAATGTATAAACGCCATTCTTCAGCGCGCTAGCCTTCTCCATTGCCTTTTCTGTGGATGTACTATTGGTCGCTACCTTTACGCCTTTTTCATCCATCAGCTTACACAGGGGCTTGTTAATTGTTATATCTGCCAATAATGGAAAAGTTAATAGCATTAATAGTAAATATTTCATTTAATCACTCTTATTTACCTTG